GCAGATAATTGACGGCATTATTACCGCAATAATCGGAGCCGTGCCATTATTAATACAGGCAGGCATTGACCTTTTAACCGCACTTATCGGTGCACTGCCGGATATCATAACAGCAATCGTTGAAGCTATTCCGCAGATAATTGACGGCATTATTACCGCAATAATCGGAGCCGTGCCATTATTAATACAGGCAGGCATTGACCTTTTAACCGCGCTTATCGGTGCTCTGCCGGATATCATAGCGGCAATTGTTGAAGCTATCCCGCAGATAATTGACGGCATTATTACCGCAATTGTCGAATCTATACCATTGTTGGTACAGGCAGGCATTGATCTTTTGATTGCACTTGTTCAGAACCTCCCCGCAATCATAAACGGAATTGTTGCTGCAATACCCAAAATAATCGACAGTATTATAACCGCTGTTATAGATGCCGTTCCGCTGCTGATTCAGGCAGGCATTGAACTATTCGTTGCACTTATCGCAAACTTGCCGCAAATTATCGTTGAAATTGTAAAAGCCATTCCGCAAATCATCATCGGTATTGTAGACGCAATCGGATCACTTGTATACATGCTTGCCGATGCCGGGTTAAACCTGATAAAGGGACTTTGGAACGGCATAAAGGATGCTGCGGCATGGATATGGGATAAAGTCAAAGGGTGGTGCAGTGATCTGCTGGGTAAAATCAAAGGATTTTTCGGCATACACTCACCGTCCACCGTTTTTGCAGATATCGGTGATAACATGGCGGCAGGTATGGGCATTGGTTTCGGTCGCGAAATGAAAAACGTAGAACAAAACATGAAATCACGGTTAGGAACCACTGTCAGGGCTATGCAGCGCATCGGAGCATCAATGCAGCTGGCATCTGATACAGAAAGTATGAAAGCTGTGAATCAAACCGCACGGCGGCTGCGTGCTGCCGTGTCTGCAACATCCAGGCGATATCCGGAATTCAAAATCGCTGCATCATCCTTGGGTATATCTGGCCGGGAAACCGAACTGACACAGTTATGCCGGACGTATCTTCCTGCCCTGCTTGCAAAACAGCAGCAATCAAAGATCATGCTTGACACCGGCACACTGGTTGGCGAACTGGCCGAACCGATGGATGCTGCACTCGGAAATCTCCAAATTAAAAAACAAAGGGGGCTGTGTTAATGGGCATAACAGCCCGAAAAATCCGTCTGAACGTGAAATTCGGACAATGGGATGCATATGAAGACTGGGGGCTGCAACTACAGCCCTACCAAATTCCGCTTCCTGAACCAAAAACGGAGTATCTATCCCTTGCCGGTGGCGATGGACAGATAGATCTGACCGAAGCGGCAGGTGATATTCGCTACAGTAATCGTACATTTACACTTACACTGCAAGCAATCGATCACACTCGATCATGGACGAGGACCGCAAGCACCATAGCAAATGCTATACATGGCAAGCGGCTTAACGTGGTATTCAGCCGGGACAGCAGCTACTACTATGATGCACGCTGCAAGGTGCTATCGCTGTCCACACAGGCGGCGGCACTCGGCACCGTCACAATCGAACTCAATGCTGCTCCATATAAAATGGCAGCCGCACTAACGACTGTATCGCTGAACATATCTGACGGTGCTGCAACGGCAACGCTGCGAAACGGACGGATGCCGTGCTATCCAACTGTAACAACTAACGTGCCCTGCACGATAAGCTGGGGCAGCGGACAATCACAAAAGCTTGCCATCGGGAAAACACAGCTGACTGCACTGCGTATTCCTGATGGCGGAATATCCGTAACAGTTACCCCTAATCAGACGTCCGCAGGCATCATAAGCATGTGCGCTATAAGCTATAGGCAGGGATCGCTATGAGCTATCGAATTAAAATAGGTGATGTTGATGTATTCAACAATGATATCCCGGGGATGCAGCTGGGCGATCCAACACTTACGCTGGAACTTTCCAAGGCCGGAACACTGACATTCAAGCTTCCTGCACTGCACAACAGCAGCTCACTGTTCTCAGCACCTGCCACTATTCTTCGTGTTTATGACGATTCAACCCTTGTATTCAAAGGGCGTATGCTGACCGAATCAAGCGATTTTTTGAAAACACGATCTGTGACCTGCGAAGGTCCGCTGGCATTTTTGAATGACAGCATAATACGTCCGTTTGATTTCAGCGGATCACTCAAAGAGTTTTTGACATACGTCATCACAGTACACAACAAGGATACGAAACCGTGGCAGCACATCGTATTGGGAACAATAAGTATAACAGATGATTATGTACATTACAGCAGCACGGATTACCTGTCTGCGTGGGATGTAATCCAAACACGTATACTGGAAACGCATGGCGGATACATACGTGTAAGGTACGATGTTAAAGAAAATGCAGTATTGGACTATGCAGAAAATTTTACAGGTGTGACACACACTGTCGCAGCAGACGAAAATCTAATTAATCTAACTCAGTCTCGCAGCGCAGAAAATACGTACACGGCATGTATACCACTGGGTGCAAAGATCGAGCAAACACTGTCTGACGGCACTACGCAGGAACGGCGATTAACTATTGAAACCGAAAACGATGGATACGATTACCTGATTGACAACGGACTTGCAGCATCATACGGTGTGATTTATGCACCGGTGACGGAAACCACATGGGAAAACGTTACAGTAGCAAAAAACCTGTATGACCGCGGGAAACAATACCTGGAGAATAAAGCTGCAACTCTGCGCGACACAATCACAATCGATGCGGCGCTTTTGGGCAGCCGTCCGGCACTGGGCGACAAGGTGCAGCTGATAAGCTCTGCGCACAACCTGAATGTCACAATGCTGATAAATAAGATAACCTATCGGCTCTGCAGTCCGTATGCCGTGCGCATATCACTCGGTGCCGAAAGTCAATCCATGCTTGAACAGAACCTGACTATGCGGCAGCATATAGCTCAGCTGACAGATGATTATCTGTCTAAATCCGGCGCGGCTCAAAATATTGTTCGCAGCCTGAAAAATAATTCATCACCGCAGCTCCGGGCAGAAATAGAAAAAATCGTGCGGTCCGTGATCTCGGGATCAGGTTCAAGAACATAAAGAGCATAAACAAAGAACGGAGGAATAACCTATGCCAACAATTAGCGTTACCGTACGCAACCGTATCGCAACAGCACAGCGGTGGTAGTGCATTATATGCGGCAACAGCGACTATATCGTTGATTTCGATTTAGATGCTGAATGGAACGATATGCCCAATAAAGTTGCCGTATTTGTAACAATACACGCGGCAATATCCGCCATGAACGTGTATTATTTGAAGGATCAACGTGCTCAATTCCCGTGCTGCGTGGTGTCAGCACAGTTGATATCGGAATTGAAGCCGGAGACATCCGCACCACTACACCGGCACATGCGCAAAACGAATCAGACCGGACAGCCCTATTATCTCAATGTCTACGAAGTTGAGATGTACGAAAGCGATTATTAAGGAGTAACAATGCTAAAAGCAAAAGATTTTATTTGCTGGGCACTGACCCATGCAGCATCCGTGCCTGCGGATGCACAGCTGCCTATCCCCGTTGGTAATTGCTGCACGGAACCATGGCACTATCTGTTTGGCAGCGTAAAGGTGCAAACGACAGATAGTACCATTGCCCGGTACCGCAACGAATACATAAAACGGGGTTGGAAACCCGAAACGTACGATTACTACACAAAAAACTGGAAATCAACGGAGTGTGCGACAGACTGCCAAGGGCTTCTTGACGCATATCTTACATACGAATGCGGGGAGAAGACTGATATCAATGCCGACATGAACTATCGCTACTGGTGTACAGAAAAACGTACAGCAACCAAAGACTACGGCAGTTATACAATCGGCGATGCACTGTTTATGGCAAACAGCAAGGGGAAGATGACACATGTGGGGTGGGTGTGCGGATTTACGCACACGGGCGAACCGCTTGTTGTCGAAGCACGCGGTTTAGCGTACGGTGTGGTAATTACACGGCTGACTGAGCGTCCGTGGACGCATACCGGACGCATGACAGTAAAATTCAATTACGAAGAAAGCGAGGAACAAACGATGGTAAAAGCAAAATTCGAAATAACAAGCCCTATGCACACCGGCGCGGCATACAAAGCAATGCAGACAGCACTTAATGCAGCAGGCTATACAGATGGTGACGGCAAGGCTCTGACCGAAGACGGTAAATGGGGCGCGAAGTCCCAAACGGCATACAACAGCATGATTGCTGACTACAGCACACCTGCACCGGCTGAAACTAACCCGATTACGACAGATGATGCAGCGACTGTGCTGATGCACGGTATCCGCATTACCATCACGAAGGACGGTGCCAACCAGTGACTGCAAGTCTGTGGATAACATTGATTAGTGCCGTGCTTGGCAGCGGAGCACTAACCGCCGTGGTGACGGCGGCACTGACTGCACACCGGGAACGCAAAAAAGCGGCAGCGCAGGTATCAGCCGCCGAAGCCCGCGCCGCATCCGCCGAACGGCAAGCTCTTATGATGCTCACTCTCGACAGCCTACAGGCACGGTGTCGCGCCATCATAGCTAAGGGCAGCCGCACGCAGACAGACACGCAGCAAATCATTATACAGCATGATATCTACAAAGCTCTAAACGGAGACGGCTGGGCGGATGCACTCTTCACGTCCGCCATGGAACTGCCCATAGTATGATATAGTATGATATAGTATGATGCGGAAAAACCGCAGAAAGGATAAAACAATGACCGCAAAAACAAAACTCTGGCTCAAAGCCGCAGGCATCCGTGCCGTTAAAACAATCGCTCAGACTGCCGTTGCAACTATCGGCACGTCAGCTGTACTCGGTGATGTTAATTGGATTGCAGTAGCATCTGCTTCCGTGCTTGCCGGTATCCTCTCTCTGCTCACCAGCGTTGCAGGCCTGCCAGAGATTCGACAAGCAGAGGACTAATTAATCACGAACTCACCCTGCGTCCACAAATTGCAATGCTTTACAGTTTGCGGACGCATTTTTTGTTTTTAGCTTTATGAATTCGGTTAAATATATTTGCGTTTTCAACAAAAAAGACTTGACTTTTGCTCGACCATATGTTAGAATATAATCACGGTAAGAAACTACCGTAGTACCGGGGCAGGACGAGAAAGGAGGAAAGCATGGAAGGTATGACGGATTTTCAATTCAAAGCAGTTATCCGCATGGTGATGACAATCATCAAAGACAGCGAAAGCAAAGAAGAAATACTGAAAAAGCTGGAAGCCCTATTGGATAAATAAGTAAGGCAACCAGCTACCACACGAACGGGGCGGAACTTGCCGCCGCCCTTTCGTGCCTACATTGCATCATGTCTTGCCCCGTAAATCAAGAGAGGACGTGATTATTATCGGCGAGAAAAAAATGGGAAGGCCCACAGTAAACCCGCGTACCGAGAAAATCGGCTTTCGACTGTCAAAGCAGGAGATCGAAGATATTGAAAAGTGCGCGGCCGCTATGGGAACGCAGCGCGTGAATGCTGTAACCGAAGGCATTCGATTGCTGAAAAAAGAATTGGGCTTGTTGGATTAAACCAAAGAAAAGCGGCTGTTGCTTGATGCACCAGCCGTGAACTTTATCTCTCAAACACCAACCCGAACGTTTCTTTGATGAAAAACACCTGCGGTTCGTATTTGAGCTGCTTTGGTGGAGCTGAGGGGGAAGCGGTCGAACTCAACGCCTCCCCCTTTAACAAAAGGGGATTCGTCGGTCCAATACTCATCCAGCGAGAACCAGTCACGCCATGTGATTTCCTGCTTGCCGTCCTCAGAGAACCACATGCTCACGACGAGCTTATCATCGTAAAGATAGACCTTGTCCACGAAATACTCGAAAACTTGCTCTCGAATCTCCGGGTCGTTCACGTCAGCATGCAGGAACTTGTCGAAGTACGCCTGAATGCTGTGCCTGTCCTCGCACAACGACACGCGGACGTTTTCCGTCCCTATGGCATCGTTCAGGGCGCTCTTTTGCTCTTCGAGCTGTGTGAGACGTTCCGTCACCGTATCGCTGACCACGCCCTTCGCGATGACCTTCACGAGGTTCACAAGGCTTTTCTCCACTTCCTTGCGCTTCGAGATACGCGGTGTCGTTGTGGTTCTTCTCGTAATACTCCGCCGCATCCAGAGCGAGCGCCGTCACGTTCTCCTCGTCGTCAACGATGTTGTGCAGGGCGAACAGCACCATGTCCTCTAAGTCCTGCTTGCGGGCCTTGTGCAGGTGGCACTCTTTCCTACGCTGGGCGGAGCAATAGTAGTAGTAATACGTCCGCCCGGTCTTGCTCGTACCAGACACGCCCCGCATGGTGCTTCCGCACTCACCGCAATAGAGCTTGCCCGTAAGCCAATAGCGCGGAGCCTCGTTCTCGTCCATGCCGTGCGCCCGCTGGGAACCCTTGCGCTTGTTCTCGGCGAACCGTCTTTGCGCCCTGTCGAAAGTCGCCCTGTCGACAAGGACGGGCATTCCGTCCTCGACCACGATGTCGCCGTGGTGATACTCGCCGATGTAGGCGCGGTTCTTGAGCATCTTGTTCAGCATGTTCACGCTGAACTTCGCGTTCCTCGGCGTGCGCAGGCCCTGCGCGTTCATCTCCTCGGCAATGGTCTTCAGCGGCTTGCCCGATGCGTATTCCCTGAACGCCCACTGCACGAACGGCGCTGTGTTCGGGTCCGGGATGTACTTCTTCGTGGACCTGTCCACGTCATAGCCGAACAGCTTGTGGCCGTTGTACAGGGCGTGCTGCGCGTTGTAGTCCATGCCGCGCTGGATGTTCTGCGACAGCTGGCGGCTGTAATACTCCGCCATGGCCTCCATCAATCCCTCGATGAGGACGCCTTCGGGTCCCTCCGTCGGGATATTCTCGACAAGCAGGTGAATCTCGCATCCCGCGTCGCGGATTTTCTTTTTTGCCATCGCCAGAACGTATTTGTCGCGTCCCAGACGGTCGGTCTTCCACATGATGAGGGTATGAGGACGGATTTTTGCGACTTCCGACAGCATCTGCTGGAACCCCGGTCGTGCGTCCGTGGCGCCGGATATTGCCGCGTCCTCATACTCCTGCACGATTTTGAAGCCGTGCACATCCGCCCATTCGTGGGCAAGCTCGCGTTGCTGGTCGATGCTTGCGTCGTTCTGCGAGTGGACGAGAAGCGATAGTACGCTATCGCAAGGTTGTTATCGTTCGGCGCGAATCTCTTCTTACGTGCCATAGGTTCACCCCCTCCCGTAATTTCTGCTTATAGGCTTTCACGTTAGTTCCTCCTATATGATGAATTGCGTAAATACGCATTTAATTATAAAGCCCGCCGCCCAAAAGAGCGACGGGCTGATTTACCTATCGGGCATCGCATATCTACTGTTGCGCAAACGTCAGGTACTGCCGATATTTGCGCAGCATCATGTTCTTGGCGTATTGCTCCATGTATTTGTAATCAGGCTCGCCGGAATCAGTGACGGGAAGCATAATTCGTAGTCGTTTTGCTCGCGGATTCGAAATTGAAAGTCCATGTCCAAAGAATCCATGTAATCCCGAAATGCATTTCGCAATAAACAACATAACAAATGCACTCATATCAATAAGCGGAACTAATGCTGTAACGTGACTATCGAGAGCCATGTTCGCGGGTTGGTAATATGCGAGACCGGCGCCTCCATCTCCGTCGTTATTCAACGTAATGCACTGCCCGGCAATAATTTTCTTGGGGTTATGCACAAACCCTTTTAGACCATTATTGTTTGCCTTGGCTGAAATCAGCGGGGTATCGCCATCTTCAAGCATGGCCATATTGTTCTCACGACCCCTAACGAGTTCAAACATGCTCGAAATAAAAATTGGCTTCCACTCCTTCTCGTCGAGAGCAGGAATCTCAGCAACTTCACCCAATTCCGCGATGCGTGCTTCGACATAAGCACGATATTTGGCGAGCATCGCATTACGCTTCTGCTGTGCATACTCCGCCATATACGCGTAATCAGGCTCGCCAGAATCAGTGACGGGAAGTTCAATCCCAACTTTCTTAGCTTTTCGCCAATGGCGAGCATACCCCATGTCAGGAATCCGCTTTTTCCAAGCGCATGAAACATAAAACAAAGCGTCAAAAGGTATATTTTGTGGTCTAAGAACTTTCACATTATCAGCCGCGCAAAAGCTATGATTTGATATATCCATACTCTTTGTATGGTCACCAAATATCAACGCTGGAGTATCTTTAATAAAAAAATCGGCGACTTTATTCGTAAATCCCATTACACCATTATTTGAAGTTTGGGAAGAAAAAACAGGTATTTGACCTGTGCCACTTAAATCTCGTTCTGACAATTTTATACTTTGTTTCTCAACAGAAAACAAACCTTTTTCGCCAACCACCTCAAAGATATCTCTTTTCTTCTCATCAAGACTCTGCATTATCGTCGCCCCCTTCGAACAGGTACTCACGATTCTGCATGACCATCGAGAACTCGAACGTCAGATAATCGCCGATAGCCTTCTCGAAATCAGCATCCGTGGGAATCTCGTCGTTGAAGTAGTAGAACGAGTGCAGCCACTCATCCTCGGGTTTCACCGTGGACTCGACGCAGAACTTCGACGGCGCTTCGGCACGTCCATTCCAGACGTCCAACAGATGCTGCTTCTTATCCTTTGCGGAATCACCCTCGACAAGACCGACATGTGCGCGCACCTCGTACCCATCATCACGAAAGTCGATGAATTTGCACGCCTTGTCGGCATCGTGCGGCTCATGAGCCGTAAACACGGCAATAACCGGGTTCGTTCCCACGCCGTAGAACGTATCCGTGTTGCACGTGATGACGCCTTCCAGCGTGTGATGCTTCATGATGTTCTTCTTGAATGCCTGCTCGGCTTTCGATTTGCCGGTCATGGAGGACTGCGGGACAATGACCGCCGCGCGCGCTCCGTCCGTCAATGAATCCAGCAGATGCTCAATGAACGAAAGCTCATACTGCTCGGGGTCTGCTTTCGTGCCCTGCGAGTAGGGCGGATTCATCAGACCGACCGTTGCACCCTTCATCTGCACCTGAGCGGGTTTCTTGCGCAGAAAATCGCAACATTCGAGATTGCTGTTGCCATCCTTGCGTAAAATCATGTTCGCAGCGGCCACGGCAAACATGTTGCTCTGAAGCTCGAAGCCGTGAAGCTGCTTCTTCTTGATGTTCTTCTTCTGCGCATCCGTATCAGCCATCATCAACATGCGGTGCATGGCGGAAATCAGAAATCCTGCCGTTCCGCACGTCGGGTCGAGCACAACATCGTCCGGTTGAATATCCATCAGCTCGCACATCAGGTCGCAGATGTGACGAGGCGTCAAAATGATGCCGAGCGTCTGCCCGTCGCCGCCTGAATAACTCATGAACTCGCCGTAGAAGCGACCGATGAAATCCTCGCTGGTCTTCTGATACTTGATGTTGCGAAATACATGCTCATACAGGAACTCCGTGTAATACTTCAACGGAGTCTTTTTGAGCGTCTCGTTCACCTCGTTCAGGCGGAAGCTGGTCTGCAAGATGGCAAACTCCGCCAGAAGTTTATCCTTCTTCGCATCGGGGCCAACATTGGAGCGCGTCAGACGTCCCTTCACGGCGTTCATCAGCTTGTCGCCGTCACGCATTCCAGGCGTCTGGTCGCCAGTCAGTGAGTTAATCGAAAAGCCGCCGAACTCAATCTCATCCAACGCAAGCAGAATACCGGCGACAACCAGCGGCTTGTCTTGGTCCTTCAGCGTTCCATACGTGCGCAGATACTCGTGCAGTTCCGCCGCATCCTTCAGTATTTGCTCCGTGGTCTTCTCGATGTCAGTTGCCTCTTCCAACACATAGCGGGTGTAATACTCGTTGATGTTTTGCTCGGAGAACGAAACAAACGATTCAATATCAGGCAACTGCTTATAGCCCTCGCGGTCATCAACCCAAAGGGGCGTGATGATGTGATGCTTTGCATCGCCAGAAACGCCAACGGCAAAAACCTTCTTAAACGTCGTATTTTGCGCAATATGCTTTGCATAGAAATACGCACCGTTCACGGCGTAATCGGTCACGGCCTTTACGCTCGTGTCGATAATGCCCGAATCGGTCCATTTAACTTGCTTATCCATATCGGCTTTATCCTCGATGACGAGAACAAAATCGCCGATGACAGCCGTATATTCGGGATACCCGGCATTGCCGGTTCCACGTTTCGAGGCGGTTTTCAGTGCTTCGTTGATTTCCTTTACGTCGCTGCCCTGCGCATCAAAGCGAATCTTGCACTCATCAAGCTGCGCGGCAACCCATAAATCAATCTTGACCTCTTTCTTTGCCATTTACTTCTCCACCTCCTCAAGATACTCCTGAATCCACTCGTGGATGATTGCGGCAATCGTCGTCTCGCGCTCCGCAGCCATCATCTTGAGTGCCTTCTTATCGCTCACGGTGAGCGACAGCGAGAGCGTCGTACGCTTCTCGTCCGCCGTCGTGTCGGCGACAACGGCCTTCTCTATCTTCTTCTGCTCGGCCTCGCGGTCGGCAGCGTATTTCTCGAACATATTCGCCATGGCTCGACCTCCTTTAATCATTTACACATTTGCACAATTATACATCATAGAGACGCATTTGTCCATACGCAACACGCCTCTGACCTGCGGTTATTCCTTTGGGAACCCCGCAGCCTCGCGCACCGTGCCCACCAGAGCGAGAGTCGCCTTTGCAGCCTTGCCGCGTCGGTTGAACTCGACCACGGACTTGCCGGCGGCTCCCGCCTGAACGAACGCCTCGGACTGGGGCAGCGTGGCCACCGTCTGGTCGCCAGCCAGACCCTCGAACCACTCCATGAAGTCGCGGGACGCCTTGAAGCGGTTCCACCCGTTCATCACGTAGACAATCTTCGCGTGGCCGTTCTTGAACACCGCCTTGCGCATGCGCATCAGCGGCTCGATGTCCCTTGACGTGGTTCTGGTCGGGATGACCACCACGTCCGCCTCCTTCTGTTCACAGAAATCAAGCCCTCGAAGCTGCTTGATTTAATTCTTTTGTCTAACTTTTTGGGGGGGGCAGAACATTTTAGGTGCTCTTTTTGTTTTCATTCCAGTCAATTGCGTAAATCTCTTTCTGCCATTTATCTACAATTCGCCCTTGGCGGATTATTCTATCCGGAATTGTGTATACCAGCTTAAAACCGAATGGCGCATCATGGCTAATAAACATCCCTTTGAAATAGTACTGCGGTAACAATTCAGTTTTGCTCGTTTCCCTCATAACTCTATATAAGGGTACGGTGTCGAACCAATTCCCCATACCCTTATTAGAGTCTATCAAAACGCAGCATTTGACATCATAAGGCTCGACTATTTCTTTCCAACAATTGTCAGGGGTTAACGGGACGACGACAAGATATCTTTCCAACCCATTAGGCAGAGTAATACGGCACACTGCAACGTTATAATCAGTTCCGTCGTATAATGTAAAAAAGCACTTTAACTCAGGGTTGACAAGTAAAAGCATTTCTTCAAGCTCGATAATCTGCACTCTCCCCATTCAGAGCGCATCTACAGTTTGCAATAAGTTTATGTAACATCAAATCACCTCACGATATTTACAGTACTCGAATGTTAAAAGCAGCTTTAACCTTTTTCCCCAAAGGTTCGCTTGCCTCAACATCAAGCATTCCTTCAGTATTGAGGCTAAGCTGGCACTTTAAACTCAAGTTTTTAGGAGAATTGGGCGGAAGAATCAATTCGACCGTCCCGATGAAACGTTTATCAGGAGTTGACAAATCAAACTCTTCATCTTGGTACTCTGACTCATATATAATGTTCAATATTACATCGCTTTTGACTTCGGGATAGTATTTTGATTCATTTCAAGACGAGATTCGGTAGTTTATTCTTGTCTTCCTACCATGGTTTTCAGCGCATACTCCATCAGCAGGTTGATGTTTTTGCTGCGGTATTTATCCCCGATATCGAGGATTTCATCAAGGTGCAGCGAGTGGAACCGTCGTCGATCTATCCCGATGATTTCGAAAACTCATGCTTCCGATTCTGCTTGGTCTTTTGCCGGTGGCAGCGCGTAGAACTTGTCGCAGTGGGCGAAGATGTAATCCATTTCTGAGGATCTTAGGCCGCCAATAATCTTGATTAGAAGAAGGCCAAACAAATCCAGAACCTCATAACGGGCTTCGGCAGAGCCGACGCCGATATGGAGCAGCTCATCAATAACGTGGTGGAAGCGTTCAAGGATGTTGTCGCCAATATCACGCCCGTTATCGAGAACATCATTACGGCGCTTCCTGCCGTAACGGGAGCGTTCATTTCGGCTATGGCAGATGATGCAGCGACTGTGCTGATGCACGGTATCCGCATTACCATCACAAAGGACGGTGCCAACCAGTGACTGTAAACCTTTGGGTAACATTGATTAGTGCCATGCTTGGCAGCGGCGCACTAACCGCCGTGGTGACAGCGGCACTAACTGCACACCGGGAACGCAAAAAAGCGGCAGCGCAGGTATCAGCTGCCGAAGCCCGCGCCGCGTCTGCCGAGCGGCAAGCACTGATGATGTTGACGCTTGACAGCCTACAGGCAAGGTGCCGCGCTATCATAGCTAAGGGCGGCCGCACGCAGACAGACACGCAGCAAATAATCATACAGCATGATATTTACAAAGCTCTAAACGGTGACGGTTGGGCGGATGCACTCTTCACATCCGCCATGGAACTGCCCATAGTATGATGCGGAAAAACCGCAGAAAGGATAAAACAATGACCGTAAAAACAAAGCTCTGGCTCAAAGCCGCCGGCATCCGTGCCGTTAAAACCGTTCCCCAGACCGCCGTTGCAACTATCGGCACGTCAGCTGTACTCGGCGATGTGCAGTGGATTGCAGTAGCCTCCGCTTCCGTGCTTGCCGGTATTCTCTCGCTGCTCACCAGTGTTGCAGGCCTGCCGGAGATCCAGCAAACAGAGGACTAAGTTTCACCCCGTGCCCGCAAAGTGTTAAGCATTGCAATTTGCGGGTGCATTTTTTATTTTTAGCTTTATAAATTTGATTAAGTATATTTGCGTTTTAAAACAGGATTACGGGTTCAGAAGATTCCTCACCCGAGGGAAGACCAACAACGAAACCCGCGCACCGAGAAAATCAGCTTTCAACTGTCAAAGGCAGGAGATCAAAGATATCGAAAAATGCGCGGCCGCTATGGGGAACGCAGCGCTTGAATGATGTAACCGAAGGCATTCGATTGCTGAAAAAAGAACTGGGCTTGGAGTAAGCCAAAGAAAAGCGGCTGTTGCTGGATGCACCAGCCGTGAACTTTATCTCTCAAACACTAACCTAAACGTTTCTTTGACGAAAAACACCTGCGGTTCGTATTTGAGCTGTTTTGGTGGAGTAGCCCCATCAAAATCCGAACTCAACGCCGACTCGATCTCTTCAAGCGAGATCGTCTGCGTCCCATGTTGATAGTTGTAGGTCAAGACCAGTTTATCATCGAACACATACACAGCGTTTACAAATGTATCAATCAGGCGTTTTTGAAAATCATGGTTTGCTATGTCGCCATGACGGAACTGCTCAAACCATGCCGTCATCTGTTCGCGGGTCAGCTTTGGCTTTTGCAGTTCAGCGGTCTGGATATTCACAAGGATTTCTTATTTTCGCGTTTCTAACCCATCAAGCCGCTGTTTAGTGGATGGCGTGAAAATGCCCTGCTCGATTGCTTTCAGAATGTTTCCGATGGCGGACTCGGTTTCTGCAAGCTGTGAACGAAGCGCAGGGGTTGTCGTGTCTTCCTGCTCCTGCATAATAAGAATTGCGTCAATGAGCCTGTTAATTTTCTCCTTATCCATGACGCGCTGCATGGTCAGACGGACAACAACACGTTCAATCCAGTCTTTGCGAACAGCCTTCTTGTCGCAATCCTTCAGGCGCTTCGCACCGCTGCATTTGTAATAATAGTGCAT